ATAAGGTTATACCAAGGGAAGTTACATATGAATATGTTGAATATTGGGATGGATATGTCAGAGGTGTTATTACCACAAATGGAAGTAAAAAGCTATTTTGATGGAGCAGGATTTTCAGTTGATGCGGGAGATAATGAACAGATAAATGCAAGTAGTATATTAAGTTATTTGAATGTTAGAGGTATAGGAAGAAAAGATTTTAATGGATTAACAGCGGGTGAAGTAGTAAGACAGTTTAATGCGGTACCGTTTTTAGGATATTGGGATATATATAAGAATTATTATGCGAATAAACAAGAAGAAAACGGATATGTAATACACGCGGGAAGTTTAGATACAGATTATTCAATAACAGAAAGAAGAGTAAAGACATACAGCGTGAATGGGCAGAAATCAAGTCAAGTTATATTAAATAACGTAGGGGCGACAGTAGATACAGCGTCTTCAGATATAAGTGCAGTGACATTAGAAGTAGATTGTGAATGGAATCATACAAGACCAGCGTTTGGTAGACCAGATGGAACGAAGATAAAGTTTGCATTGGATGGATTTGCGCATTATGCACCAGAAGTGTTTGATAGTATAGTATGTAACCCTCAGTTAGATGCAAATGGAGTAGAAATAGAAGGGAAGTTTACAATAGTATGTTTCCAAGGAGCGTTGACACCAGCAGATTTACAAGCGCAATATTTACAAGGTGGATATTATTATGCACCAAGTGGAAATGTAGGTTGGACGTTAGCAAATGGAAGTGCGCAAGTATTTACGTTACAAGGGACAGAGTTACCGAATGAAATTGTAGATGTAGATGGAGTACCACAGTTACAGACATTTCAGCTAGAGAATATAGATAAGATGAGAATGAGAATATTAGAAGCGGTTGCTAGTACAAGTGCTTTTGTGATTAGAGATACATCATTAAGACCATATAGTCTATGTTTAGGAAAAGCGAGTGCATCGCAAGGAAATTATTATTTTCCACAAGCGAATCAGGAAGGGTTAGCGATTAAAACATATCAGAGTGATTTATTTAATAATTGGATAAGTACAGAGTGGATTGATGGAACAAACGGAATTAATGAAGTGACGGCGGTAAGTACGGCGGGAAATGAGTTTACGATTGATGCGTTAAACTTAGCGAATAAAGTGTATACGATGTTAAACAGAATAGCGGTTAGTGGTGGCACGTATGATGATTGGCTAGATGCAGTATATACACATGAGCGAGCAAGAAGTGTTGAGAATCCAGTATATCAAGGAAGTTTGATAAGAGAACTATCGTTTGAAGAGGTAGTAAGTCAGGCAGATGTTACAGATCAACAAGGAAATCAACAGCCGTTGGGAACATTAGCTGGAAGGGGAAGATTGACAAATAAGAATAAAGGTGGTAGAATTAAGATTAAAGTAGATGAACCATCATATATTTTAGGTATAGTAAGTTTGACACCGAGAATTGATTATAGCCAGGGTAATAAGTGGGATACTAATTTAAAAAGTATGAACGATTTACATAAGCCAGCGTTAGATGCGATAGGGTTTCAGGATTTGGTTACAGATCAAATGGCATGGTTTGATACATATATTGGAACGAATGGAGAACCAGTATTTAGTAGTGCGGGGAAACAGCCAGCGTGGATAAATTATATGACAAATGTGAATCAGACTAGAGGAAGCTTTGCAGAAGAGAATAATAGTATGTTTATGACATTAAATCGAAAGTACGAAAGAGGAAATAGAGGTATAAATGATTTGAGTACCTATATAGATCCGAGTAAGTATAATGATATATTTGCGGATTCAAGGTTAGATAGTCAGAATTTTTGGGTTCAGATTGGTGTTAAGAATACAGCACGAAGAAAGATGAGTGCGAAAGTAATTCCGAATTTATAGGACTTAGTTTGGTTGAGTTAGTTAGTTAGTTTGTAAGGGGGGAGAAATCCCCCCATATACAACGTATGTATAATTTAAAAAATAAAAGAGATGGCATATATATTAAGAAAAAGAGTAAAAACACAGATTAAAAGTGTAGAGAAATTAGAAGGTGAACCTATTGAACATAAAATTGAAAGAATAGTTAGTAATAAGGAACCGATAAAAGATGGTGCGCCAGAGATATTTACGGAAAGAAGTGAAGGAGTAATTAGTGCTTATAATATTAGGACAGATAGATGGGAAGTGGCATGCGATGGAATGGATTTAGTGAGTAAGAGCATACAAGCAAGAAGAGATAATAAGGCTAAAGTAAGTGAGAAAAAAGAAGAAAAGATTGATAAGAAAGAAACAAAAGTAGTGGATATTAAGACAGATGTTAGCGAAGCTAAGTCAATAGAAGGCAAGGCTAGTGGAGAGTAGCTACGACAGATCGTACGCATCTATTCTAAAGTATCAAGATAGTATAATCGCTTTAAAAAAGCGCGAAAATTGAAATTATGGATTACGGAAATCAAATATTAGGAATGATTGGTGGGTTAGCTGGTAGTAGTTGGCAGAATCAACAACAAAGAGAACTGATGGCATTACAGCATAAAAATCAGATGTCGTTAAATCAGCAAGGAAGTGCGTTGCAATATGATCTATGGAAGAAAACAAGTTTTCCAGGACAAATGGAAATGTTAAAGAAGGCTGGGTTAAGTCCAGGATTGATGTATAAGCAAGGTGGAGCATCAGGAACAACAGGGAGCCAGACAGGAGGAAGTGCAGCAAGTGGAAATGCGGCGCAGTTTAGAGTAATGGATATGAATGCTATGAAATTACAGGCTGAGATTGAAGCAATTAAGGAAGGTGTAGAAAAATCTAAATGGGAACGTGGTGTGAAAGGAGAAGCAGAAGTTGCTTTGATTAATGCGAATATTAAGAATGTGAGTAAAGATACATTAAAGAAAGTTCAAGAAACAAGTAATTTGAAAACAGTTGATGAGTTAAATAAATTTGAAAAAGATTTAAAAGAATTACGAGTGGAAAGAGGTAAAAAAGGAATGTTACAAGGTGATACATTAGGTAATTTACTAGATGCAGTTGGTTTAGACCCAGTGAATAATGAAGCAGATCGTGATTTGATACAAAGTATATTAATTGGAATGGGTGTATTAAGAACTGGAGAAAGTATTGGCAGAATTGTAAATGAGTTTAAAGATGGTTTCACTGGAAAGAGAGGTAAAAAAAGCAATATAAAATCAATAGAATTTAAAGATTAAAAGTGTGTCTATATCCGAGGTTAATAAGAAACAGGAAATATACTGTAACGGAAAAGAACGGTGGAGATGTGCCGATAGCAAAAGACCAGAGGGTGTTAAGTGTGCCTGTTGGGTGTGGGAAATGTATGGAATGTCGAAAGCAAAAGTCAATGAATTGGCAAGTAAGACTGGCGGAAGACATAAGGATAAATACAAATGCAAAATTCCTAACTTTCACATTTAGTGATGAAAGTTTACAAGAATTGGATGATGAGCAACATGATGATATTGATGGGTATTACAGAGATAATGAAATATTAAGTTTAGCAGTTAGAAGGTTTCTAGAAAGATGGAGGAGGACATTTAAGAAGAGTGTTAGACATTGGTTAGTCAGTGAAATAGGAGGTAAGTATACAGAAAGAATACATTTACATGGATTATTATGGACAGATGAAAGTTTGGAAGTAATACAAGAGAGATGGGGATATGGGAATGTAATTTTGGGTGATGGTAAGGGTGAGCACTACGTAAGCGAACAAACAGTAAATTATATTGTGAAGTATATAAGTAAAGTGGATGAAAAACATCCAGGGTATACTAGTAAGGTTTATACAAGTAAAGGGATTGGAGCGAATTATTTGGTAAGGAATGATAAGGAAAATAATATGTTTAAAGGTGAAGAAACTAACGAGTTGTATAGAAGTAAAAGAGGGGTGAAGGTGGCGTTGCCTGTGTATTATAGAAATAAGATATATACAGATGATGAAAGAGAAGATTTATGGTTATATAGATTAGATAAAGAAATTAGATATGTTGATGGGGTTGAGGTTAGCATAAAAGATGGATTAGAAGAATATTATAGGTTATTAGATCATAAGAGAAGGAAAAATAAGAGATTAGGATTTGGTGATGATGAGAAGAACTGGGAACAGGCTCGGTATGAAGGGGAAAGGAGATTATTGAAAAGGCTTGAAAGAGAAGAAAGATTGGCCGAAAAGCTGAATAGAAAGACGTGTTAGTATGCCTATGCAAAGCATGTTTTTAGGTTGTTTAAGTGATGTTTACAAGTGTAAAAAAAAAAAGTGGAAATAATTAACAATGTTTACAGAAATATGTTATATCTTTGTTAAAAGCTCGTTGACAAGTTAGTCTATTTTACATAATATAAATTATCATGACAAAATAACTTGAAGGCGAGGTAAAACTCGAAAAATGTTAATAACTAAAGTTAATCTAAAGCGAATAGCGCAAAATAAGTATAGTTTATTTGGTCATTTGACGGTTCATACTAAGAACCATGGAAGATTTATGTTTAATACGGTAGAGAATTATGAAAAAAGAATCGAAGAAGGGGAGTATACGTTATATAGGGAGTTTAGTCCTCGTTTTGGTGGTTTTAGGCTTACGGTCGGTGGTGTTCCCAGGAGAAGAGGGTTGCGAATACATGCTGGTAATAGTGGGATTGATTTTAGGGGGTGTATCGGTGTGGGAGTTTTTGGAATAAGTGAAGATATACCGCAGTATATATATAATAGTAAGTTAGCAGTAGCAAGTTTGGAAAGATTAATAGGAAAGTATAGAACGAAAATAAATATAATAGATCATGAAAAGAAAGATATTAGAAATGTTAGTGGAAAAATTAGTGCCACAGTTAGTAAGCTTGTTGGTAGTTGTGTTAGAAGAACTGACAAAGTTGGATATTAATAATGATGGAAAAGTGGGTAACGGATAGTGTATACGTTGATACTGATACTGGAGAGATAATAGATAGAATACGAATCAAAAGAGGTGAGTATATAATAATAACAAAAACAATTAAAGTAAGAAAAGATGGGAACAACAAAAGTAAAACAATTACAACCGAATGTAAAGAAAAGCAAAAAAGTATCTTCTAAGAAAAGCAAACAGTTAATTAAGAAGATAGATATTAAGGATTCACCATTTCAAGTGGTGACAGTAGACGGAAGGAGTTTCGGAGTTATGGGACAGTACAAGGTTACTGAAGATAGTGATAGTGTAAGAGAAGTGAAAGAAAAATTGGAAGCTATTACATGGAATAGGATAATACAAGTAGTATTATTATTAGATGATATAAAAAATAAAGTAAATAAAGAAGAAAAATGAAGACAACAATAGGAGGTGATAGATTAGGCTCAGGTAATAAACAAGAGGTTAGTTTAAGAAGTTATAATAGGAGTACACACGATCTATCGTATATATGGAGAAGTTCTATGAGTTCAGGTACATTAGTGCCGTTTATGAGCGAGGTAGGATTACCAGGAGACAGTTTTGATATAGATTTAAATTGTGATGTGAAAACATTACCAACGATAGGGCCATTATTTGGAAGT